GTTCGGTGACCGGCTTGCTCTCCGAGCGCCCAGGATGTTGTTCTCAAGTAAACCCCTTGAGATGAGTGGATACTTCATAAAGATGCCTGAAATAGTGACTCGGTGGTCTGGTCATGCAGGAGCCCTAACGATCTTACGAGAAAAACCCCCCGGTGTTGGATAACCGTGCTAGGCATTAGATTCTCGCTCCTAAAGTTAGTTAGACCGCATGATCAGCTGTTGTGCACTGGTAAACCCCCAGTGCTAAGTGGCTACCTCGTGAGAGGCATTCCGATGAAGAGTCACGACTGAAGACACCAGTAACGCGATTTTGTTACTGATCGGGTCTAGCCCTCAACGCCGGCGTCTAGTCCGGCGCGACCGAAGTTTAAAGCTAGGGACCGATGGTGCGTTTCACGGTTTAGCCACTCAGGTGCGTCATCTCCTGAGATTTTTGAGTAAAGCCAGCAAGAGTAGTGACGAGCTACTCCGGGCCATCATGGGATGGCTATTTTTGAAAGCCCGGGCTCAGGCTTTGCGACGGATGCCCTGCAGCTCGACTTTGCTTGCAGGCGGGTCTCACCCTCGAACACGTGACCAGTGTCGCGTGCGACCCCATGTTTATAGTGAGTCCCGCGGGCTCATTTCGCGGGCGCACTACTCGAGTCTGTCATTCCCTCGAGATTAGAAGTAAGCCAGCAAGAGTTGCGACAGACAACTCCGGATCATCAGTGAAGATGATTTTATAGTCGGGCTCAGACTATGGTGTTCACGGATAAACCCTCCGTGATGAGTGGATATTTTATAGAAAAATGCCTAAACGTTTTAATGATGGGGTACACGGACAAACCCTCCGTGTTGAGTGGATATTTTATAGAAAAATGCCTAAACGTTTAATTGTGGTTTTGTATGGTGTTCACGGATAAACCCTCCGTGATGAGTGGATATTTTATAGAAAAATGCCTAAACGTTTCATTTATGGGGTACACGGATAAACCCTCCGTGATGAGTGGATATTTTATAGAAAAATGCCTAAACGTTTTGTTGTGTTTTTGAGTTTTTGAGCTCCCGAAGGAGCGTATGTCAACTATTTTTCCTAAACCAGGACGGCTCTCATGGTAACGTCCAGAAGAACACGGGAGCGTCGCAGTCGAGTGATTGCTCCATTATTGTGATTAGTCCGTGAGTGTAGCCGTATTTGTTATCTAGCATTCGTGACCAGCCGCCTGGGTGTTGCTCCACGTGAGCCTGCTCTAGCGACTAATGAGTTATCTCATTTATCGCCCTTTTTAGAACTCGGGTTTTTGCAGGGTTGAGCGTCTAGTTCGTCCTAGACAGTTGCTCTTTTGACAACCTAAGTCTGTAGTCGACCACCTTCTCCATCAGTGGAAGCCCGGAGCACCAAAGCTGTAGCTACTGAATAGTTGCAACGTTTAGCTCAGAAGCGAACAAGTAATTGTTAAACTTCTTCTTCTGGACTGTCTCCAATGGTATCTTGTGGGTGACGTTAGCTTGGGCAACGACCCTGTCAATCTTCCTGGTGAGTCTGAAGTTGCCGTGACAGTAACCGTCTCGACTGAGGAAGTCAACGAATTCCCAGGAATCGAGCCTGAGTTCTCTGGCGCACTGGCCTAGTCCGTAAATGCCCACGGTCACGTCTGGAGCATGTGTGATGGACAGATCTTTTGAGAGCTGTTCCATGGCTCTTGCCTCCCCCGCGATCATCACGTCGTCCCCTGCTGCGTACACTACGAATCGCGTGCTTTCCCCGAAGAATGCTTTCCTTCCCTCTTCCTCGCCGAATGACAAAGAAATGAGATACGCGCAGAAAGTTAGCGTTCTAAGTGTGTTTCCGAGAGTAGTTCTGGTGGGGTGTCCGCTGAACGTGGTTCCCTTGATCTTTAGCTTGTAAAGCATCTTGTTTTGGAACTAAGAAACCGCGGTGAACTCGTCGGTGACGCACGCTCTCAAAGTTTTCTGTATTATATCTTCTGGAAATCCCTCTGCTCTCAGTATTTCTGGTATCATCTCTTCCAGATATGGAACGTCCACTGCTTAGATGATGGGGAGGTGCTGGTGGGAGTCGTGGGAAGAACCGTCGAAGACTAGGGTCTTGACCTCCTTCCATCGCGTCATTAGTGCGTTCCTGTCATCTGTGATCTTCTTCGCGAGGTTCTCGTTGTTGTACCCGCAAATGAACCCGGGGATGATTTTCTTGCAGGTCTTGAGTAGCCTGCGATTTACGTACCCTGGTACTGACTTTAGGGTGCGGTGTGGGCCCCATATCTACCTGGGTCTTCCGCTGCGAACCCCTCTGTTCCAGTCCGCGTTCTTTGTCCTCTGCCACTCTCCTGTTTTTGTGAAGCATGTCAGGGTCATTTGCATCTATTTCCCCGAGAGAAGGTCTAGATAGCCTTGTGCTATGTCCCTCCTTTTGTTACCTGTGTAGTGCTCCAGGTGATCGCTCCACGTATATGAGAGTTCGCCTTGGACTGCGCTGCTGCGTGCAGCTAGTTCTACAATTAGTGGCTTGACGAACTTCCTGTAGCTCTCAAGAATCTCCGGAGCTGGCCACAGATTAGTGTAGAGGTGACGAGCCATCAAGCTCGCAATGTTGTTAAGAGGGCAGGTGCTGAAAGTGTGAACGCGCATCACCTCTTCTGAATAATAATCCTGTGTCTCAGGAGCGTACCGCAAGTGGTTACCTTTCTCGCAAGTGCAAAATCTTGCGTAATAGTCATAGAGATCTTTCCCTGTCTTCCATTCTAGCGGTTCATTGTCTCCGTCTAACTGGTAGAAAGTTAGGTCTGAGACGTGAGACCATGGCTTGCGATCCATCTTAGCAGCCACGTCCCTGCTTATGTGCTAATTCTGCACTGCACTTGGTTCGTATCCTGAACCTCCTCTCATTTTTGCAAATGGGTTGAATGTAACAACCTCTCGCGCATTCACTCCGTGCGTTGTTGCTGTGGCGTAATCCTCTCTCTTCTCACGTCTTGTGTGAACAAACAATACATAAAGAACTGATACTCCAATTGATAATGCCACGGTCTTATTCGTGACTAGCTAATCTAAGCCAAATGTTTTCATGCTAACCTCTGGTAATTGAGGCATTTAAATATTACTGACGCTTCTTGCTATTTGAACTGGGTTTGATGCGGTATAAATTAAGCGTCTTAATGTGCTGATGGATGGCACGAGTGATGTTAAACGGGGTATTCTAATATTGCTCAAACAGGCCCCTATCCTGTATAGTATGGTCAAAGCGGCTAGCGAAGTCTGCGTGACTGCTGCGGCTCCCAAAATATCTTTTCCAAGTGCTTATGCTCTAGTGTAAATGTCGCGTTCTTTGATTACGTCGACTGACTTATTGAGTAATTTGTGTTTTTCTAACTGCGTTGCTAGCAATTAATCCTTGCTTACTCTCGATTGATATACTCTAATCGCTTTCTCTGTTACTGCGCTAGCCTGCTTGAAGCTCATCTTCTCTATGTTCATGAGTCTTAGTCTTAGGGCTGCTGCTATTGTCGCTCCTTTTAATTTTGTCATTCCTACTCCTGCCTGGATCTGATCCATGTGGAGCATTACTTTGTTTGGTAGAGTAACGATGTCTAACTAATCTGGACACTCTACTATGATTTAACCCCATAAGTGGGTTATTTTGTGCACTGGCACTTCATATTCGTCTTCCGGTTCCTGATTGGCTTGTTGCGGGACTATCGGTGGTGACACATCGGTGTTTGGCCATCCGAATAGCTGGTGGAATGGAAGGGGTGCAGGTGTGTTATCTGCTGCAATTAATTAAAAACGAGCGGCTGAGCAATGTTCATTTATTGGAATTTTATTTAGACAACTAATTATATAGTGCCTCTAATTGTAACAGAATGATATCAAAGGTGAATCTGGACCGACTGCCCAATTCCTGTGATGGTAACCTGGAACGCCGTCCGTCTCTGCGTCGTTACCTGTGGGATAGTTCGCCACGTACTAAATCCCGTTCCTCTCTTCTATTACGAAATATCCCTCTCCATCGGGATAATAATATTTGCCTACTTTGTTCGTGTAGACTGCGCAGCTTATATAGACTGAAGCTCCTCGGTCTAGTGCTAAGCAGCACTCCTCCATAACATGAGGATACCAGATGCAATCGTTCGCAACGACTGCGTCTCCTGCGTTGACATGCAGGGCATCAAACAGCTATTTGTGCACCACGGTGTTCAATCCCGCTTTGTGCTTGCTGTGATAGACCTAATCGTAAAGGTTTATGTTAGGTCTCCAAGCCTCTATTCTCCAATTCATATTGTTGTGATTGGCGATGTTTTCCAGATGGTGCCACTTTGATCCAATGTCGTGAACCACGGTTCTCGGGGCTATCTAAGCTAAATTAGATGAGTGCATGTAATTTGCTAAGAAGCGGAGAAGAGCATGGGGATACTTCATCAGAACTCCTTTTTATTAATCTTTACATCCTGGTAGGTTGTCAGTTCCTTACCAGAGAGATGGTATGTGCTCCTGAATGATTTTTAGACCAGTAGGACCGTAGATGTAATTAAATGGCATCTGTCTGACTGCTCCAGCTCTGATTACTATTCTCGGAATAGCTGAGGCGGGCTGAGCAGGCGGAGGCTAGGGTGGAGCTACCTATATAGTTGTGGGAGGATTAGAACCTACTATGGCTTGATTCTAAAGAACTTATATTGCATGAGCTATTGCTGGTGTCTCCAAAATACCGCATGTGAAATACTGCGGATACTTAAAACGGTGGGCTACTCTTCCCACGGTTGTATGTTATCTCCAAAACTGTTATGCGTTATGTGGAGTGATCGGATATGATTATTTCCCAACTGCTTAGATAGTTGGAATTATTTGCTCGTTAGTAACGAGATAAAAGTGATCGTTGTATTATACGACTATGTTCATTAAGTCCTTGATAGCTATGGACTGGTTAAAAAGATCAGGAATTGTGAAGTGTACTTCCCATTGACCTTGGTTCTGAAGGATGTTGATTACTCCAAATGGCTGCGATCCGACTGGTGCGTTGTGGATTAAGTTTGCCCAATCGTAGGTCGCTGCTTATTTTAGGTAAGGATCCGAATCAGTGAAAAATGGTTATCCGTGAATTGATTAGTGAATAAAATTTAGATTTTCATAGGCTATTTAACCCATGACGACTACATCATCTAGCAATGTAGCAGGAACTTTCTTGGTGTCTCCAATTTGAGAGTTCCATATGTTTCCATGGATCATGGCGGCCCAGAAGTTGCGAGTAAACAATTCTGGAACATCGGCAGCCATGCCATAGGCGAAGAATCCGCACATGCCTCCTCCTAGGCCATGACTGATTCTGAAGAACTTGGTCCATCCGGGTTCGATCACGTCGAGTGACTCGAGAAACGCGTCTGGGTTCTTGGGGCCTCCTCTGTATGTGGTGGCGGTCGCTATTGCGATTCTTGGCACCCACTGCTGGGGTGCGGTCCAGGGCATACTAATATTTTTACCTCCCCTCATTACACTGAAGGGGTTCAAGCACAGCTAGCCGGAATTTTGCATCGGGAGCTGGTTTTTACAGATACTCTCGGCCCCTCGAAGAAGTGAGGCGACGCCGGAGGCTGCTAGCTTGATTAGTGGTTCTGATAGTGTTGCTACTGATCTGAGTGTTTCTTTGATTCTAGTTAGAGTGGACATCCTGAAGAGTGACCTCCAGAATGCTTTCCTCCTTCTGTCTATGTCTCCGGAGAGGCACAGACGTCCAGAAGGGGTAGCACTGACTACCCGGCCAACATTCTTACCACGTGGGCGACCGGAATGGCTAACCGGCCTTTTTGGGTGAAGCATGTAATCGCATTTCTGTAATTCCA